GATGACGGCGCCGGCCGTGAGATTCGCGGCAGCGATATTGTCATGCGAGTCGATATCGACCCACGTTCCCGGCAGATAGCCACCGGCCAATCCGGTATCCGGAGCGCCTTGCAGTGCAGCCTTGAGCACGCACGCACCCACCGCGACGACGGCTGTGCCGATGGTGATATTCAGTTCGGGTCGTTTGCCGCCGACACCTTCATCGGTTCCCGCGAGTGTGCGATTGCCGATGAAATTCCCTGGGGGCTGACCCACACCCTGGCCGAGAAAGTCGTAGGTGAGAGGCGATGCGAAAGTCGAGCCTGCGACGCCGACCAAAGACAAGTTGCCGCCAATCCCGACGAACGCAACGAGGGCATCCGTAATCATGTGAATTCTCCTGGCCTGATCGGCGGTTTACGTGACGTTGGTTTCTGTGTTCAGGATTTGGTCGATGTTCTTGATCGGATCGCCGCGGAAGTTGTCGGTGACGATGCCGGCGTAGTCCTCCAAGCGAAGGAGCACATTGCGGTCACGCATGGCCTGCACGTACATCCAATGAAGGAGGGTGCGATTGCAATACCAGACCCGTCGCGTGCCGAAATCGTCGTCCGGGGCATCAGTCTTGGTGATGCCCGAAACAGCCTTCGAGGTCTTGGGGAAGTACAGCGTGACTTCCGCCATGGTGGCGAAGATATCGAGCGCGTTGGGGCCGGCGAGTCCGGCATTGGTCACGTCGATATTGCAGACGCGAGCGCCATAGCGCCAGTCCTGCGGAACGAGACCGACTTCCTGCTCGAAATACGACGTGAACGCGAGATACGGATTGCCGAGATTGTCATAGGCCGGCACCGTGTCGCCGCGATCTTCCATGTGGACGCCGCCGGTCGATCCACGAGGATAGGTCAGATAGAAGCTCTTGGGCGACCAGCCGATGTACCACAGCGACGTGTTGTTGTTTCCCGTTCCACCACCTGAAAGAACGTTCGCGGCGTTCTGCGCGTTGTTGGTGTTGATGGTATTGTAGAACGGCGCCAGCCCCATGAACTCGGCGGGAGTCTGCGTGGTGTTGCCGTAGATCAAAGTCTGCGCGATGGTCTGCGACATGCCTTCGAGGAATGCAAAATCTTCCGAGCGCCGGAATTTCTCGCCCTGGCCTGAATGGCGCAAGAGCGAACGGTCCACCTGACTCCAATCCGCCAACATGCCGAGGCCGACACGGGCCTTCGCGGTCGTGGACTTGGAATATGGAGTACCTTGATTGTACGAGCGCCACGAGCCGGTGGGAATCGAAGTCCGGAACACGAATTCGTGGCCGGTCTTTTCGTTCGCCTCCATATACGGTGCATCGTCCGTATAGTCGTTGCACTGCGACAGCATTTCCGAGATTTCGGGAACGTTGCCTTCGGGATCGGTGCGCGTTGCAACGTCCACGATTGTCGGCCATTGTCCGGTCGCCATCGCTTATCTCCTATTTAGCGTCCATGTTTGCAGATGAGGCGTGCGTGTAGAGTGAACTTTTCGGCGCTTTACCGTTGGTCTTTGATGGCTTGATGTCCGCGGGAATATCTTCGGCCTGCGGTTCGCTCACGAAACGCGACAGGTTGTGCAACAACTTTGCGAAAGCGGGATGCGATCCTGCTCCGGTGATAGCGAGAAATTGATTGAACGCGCTCATGTCGGCTTCATACTGCGGCGTCCCCACAGCCGCAGACGACACGCCAAGATCGCGAGCACGTGCGATAGCCTTGAGCGCAGTACGATGGCCGGCGCCGCCGATTTCAGGATCGGCAAGCCAATCTTTTTCCCAGCCTTCTTTCGTCTTGTTGAAAGTCTCGAACTGATTCCTGCGAGTCTGCTCGGCAAACTCCGTCATCGCCTTGTTGTGCAGATCGATGAGCGGCTGTGGATTGGTGGGATCGGCGCGGAATGAATCGAACGCGGCGTGCGTCTCGGCCTTGCGCGCGTCATCGAGTTTCAGCGTCTCCGGAAGCGTGTATTTGTATTCGACGGGCTCTGGCTTTGCCGCTTCTACCGGCTTCGCGGCTTCCGCAGGTTTCCCTTCTGCGGGTTTCGGAGCCTCGGCTGCTTTCGCCTCCGCGGGCTTCGCAGCGTCTTTGGCAGGTTCGGCCGGCTTTGCAGCATCGGCGGCTTTGGCCGCCTCAGCCGGTTTCTCAGCCGGTTTTGCTTCCGGCTTTGGTTTTTCGGCGTCGAACTTTTCCAGAAGGGTCGGAGTGCGCTCAGGCTCAACGGCCTTGACAGGTTCGGGAGTAACCGGCGGCGCCGCGGCATCGGTCACCGCCGGTTGTGCCGGTGCAGTCGGAGCGACTTCTGCCGGCGCGACGGCTGGGAGGCCAGCCGTTTCGACTACGGTCTCTGGTTTATCGACCATCACTCACCTTTGACCGCGAATCGCAGGTCGTTTTCTTGGTGCATTTTGCCGACGCCAACTGCGTTGAGTACCAGCCATCGGTGATAAAGGTTGAGCCCGAAATCCTGTTTTCCTCGCTCGTACCAAGCTGCATTCGGATCGGGGAAGCCGTTCGGCGAGATTGCAAAATCCTGATTGAAGGCGTGTGCGGATTCGTGGCCGTGCAAGAGACGCCAGCATGCGCGGCGCCCGATGATGGTATCGAGTGAACTTTTCCAGAAAACATCTTCCTCGCGCCGCTCGCGTTTCGCGCGATCCTCGACGCTTTCCTTGCGCGTCTTTGGCGGTTTGACATCGAGAATCTGGCGCTCGGCGTCACTGATCGTGACCGCGGGGCGATTCGGTTCTTCGTTCTGATGAGGGAGTTCGTCGTCATCGTTCAATGCAGCCCCGCCGGAATGATGATGCCGCCGCTACTCATGTTCGGCATGGCGCGATAGCCAACGGGTTTGGTGTCGCGATGCGGCCCAGCTAGCATATCGGGAAGGATCATGCCGACGCGATTGGTCTTTGCGGTGCGAATGAGTTCCGCGGCCTTGTGCATGGCGCGGAGATTTTCGGCGAGCATCACGAACGCGGGGTGCAGCGTGCCTTCATTGAGTTTGATTCGACCGCCGCCGGGAACCGGAATACCGCGGAGCCAGTCACCGGCCCTCTTATGACACTCCGCGCACATGGTCATGAAGCGCAGCCAGCGCGTATCCTCTCGCCAGGTATTGGCCTGCTTGCAGCACCCTTCGATCAACCGGAGTTGCTTTCGGAGCGCGTCGTAATTCAGACCTTTAAGGGGATACCGCGCGAGCTTATCCGCCAGTTCCGCAGCTTGTTTGAAGCTGGCGTTCATCTGGTCGAAGATTTCGGGTTCGGTGAGTGCTCCCATGCGCCATGTTTGCGGCGGTGTCGTAATTTAGACAAGGAGCGAAGGGAAACCATGCGGGCTCCCGGCAATCATGGGCAAAAATTATTTTCAATGAGTTGTGGAGAAGTTGGGTTTGGGTCACGGGCAGTCAGGGATTACGGTGCGGTCACCTGATGCCGAGGATTGACCGTGATGAGCAACAACCGCGTTGCCCTCTCATGACCCAGACTCACTCAATAGTCGGCAGCAAAAACCCCGCGGTAAGCACGATCAGCGCCAGCGTACAGACGGTCAACGTGGCGTAGCCATATTCCCGATTACCCCTACGCCATTCATCGACGGCCATCCAGGCAATGCAAACCGCTATGGCGCCAAGCCCTAAAAACCCCGTCGCATAATCGTAGAGGTCGGAGACCCACAGCAAGTCCTTGCATCCCGCGCGCGGCGCATTCCATGCACACCAAAGAACGCTGCCGAGAAAGTGCATCTAGAGAGGATACCGTCGGCGGTCGGTGTGCCAACTATCCGGCCGTTTTGGGTATTGCATCAGATGCACGCAAAAAGCCACTCCAAGCAGCGTTATTGCTCCAATGATCGTCCACATCACGGTACTCTTTCTATCTGCTGAAACGCCCACGTATCCAGATCACGCCGATGGTACTTTACCGTTCTCCACCCTATCCGCGTGAACGCCGGCCCTTTGCCCTCGTTATTATTCGAGGCTTTCTTTTCGAGAGATCGCTTACTGACCGGACAACCAATTCGAGACAGATACTCGGCCGCTTCGACCCGCGTAAACCATTCCTGCAGCTTGGCCGCATCTTCCGGCTTGATCTTCTTGCGGCGGCGCTCGGTTGTGAGGTTGACGACGGTCATTGCAACGGCGCTCCTGTCGCACCGCCCGTCAACGCGCCAAGCGCCGAATTCCCACCCGGCAACTGCGTATCGCTCAACGTCTTAGCCGCATCCACTGCCGCCATCGCCTGCCCCGGCGCCTGCGCTTGCTGCTGTGCCTTCGCACGTATCTGATCATGCGCCTGCACTTCCTGATCGGTGAAGATGCAATCGGCCGGGAAATTGTTCAAGTCGGCGTATTTCTTCATCGCCGCATCGAGGTTGATGACGCGAATCGGATCGGGAACGCCTGCGGCCTTTGCTGCACTCGACAATGAACCCGCCGTGGCAAACGTGTCCTTCATCGCAACCGACTCTGCGGCCAACTGCGCAAGTCTTAAAATGGACGTGTATTTGATCTTGAGCGGAATCCCAACGAGAGATTGCGGCATCGGCTCAAGCATTCGACGGCGAGTCAAGATCGCCAGAACGCGCGTAATGATAACATCCAGTTCTTTTTCAGCTAGGTTGATGACAGGACCAAGCTCTTGCAGCCTTTCAAGATCGCGCTTGGTCAATTCCAACTCATTGCGCGGCTGCACACCCTCCATGCGCGAGATCGCCATGAATAGATCGACAAACAAACAATGATTCAGACGCTCGTTGACCTGCGTGATATCCGCCGTGATTCCCGTCAGCCACGCGGGATTGACCTCGAACAGCGGGTAATATTGATCCTTCGTCACACCGTAAGTCGTCATGCCAGGCATGATCGACTGAGGTTCATTCTTCAAAGAGACCGGCGCCCCCATCGGTGGACGAACGCCCTTCTCCAAGAATTCACCCTTGCGCAGCGTTTCGGTCTGGACCTGCTTGTTGTCACCCAGGCCGTCCATGCACGGCCCGCGCCCGTAGGCTTCGTTCTGCGCCGTGGCCCACCGAAATGCTGCGAAGGGTTGCTCGTGGAAACCCTTCTTGCTCAAAGGCCATTCGGTGTTGATGCTCTTGAGCCAATAGACCTCGCGCCAAGTAAATGCCGATGGAACGAGTTGGGCTTTGCCTTTGGACTTGCCGCGCTTATCGAGAGCAAAGTTCGGCTCGATAGCGTGTCCCACCACGAACTCGGTATCGAGTGATGCACCATCGCCAGCTTGCCAGAGCTTTCGTATTTGCTCCGGGCAGCTTTCGAGCGTGAACATATCGACAATCTGTTGCACGCTGAATGTGAATTCGCGAAAGAATGTATTGACTGCCAGTCGTCCACCATTGGCGAGATAATATTCGCCAGCACACGGCAGATAGAACCGAACCACATCCTCGGAATCTTCGTAGATCAGGATTGGCGCCGTTCCAAAGACGGTCAAATCCTCGAATAATTGCGCCATGCGGTCGTAGAAATTCGATTGTTCCAGGACCGTGTAGATTCTCTGCTCGGTGCTTTCGAGCCACGCTTTTGCATCGGGATCGAGTTTGACCCACGGCAGCGCGATACCGATCTTGAACCACGGGCGCGATGGAGATGTGAGGCCGGTCCACATGCCCGAGCGACAGGTGCGGACTGCGAGTTGGCCGGTCGAGTCAATGATGGCGTCGTTGAGTGGGCTTCCGCGCCACATGCGATTCGCCACAACGAGCCAGATGTAGCGCCGCGGAATGAAGAATCGCGCGAGCACCGACCAATAGGCCCACCACGAATAGCGCCAGTTACGCAGAGAATTTAATCGGGATTCAAAATAGCCGAAATACGTCGTCCACTCGGGAGAGGCGTTCTTTGGTTCCGTCGTGATGCTTGGTGGCTGCTTTGATAGCAGCGTGGGCGACATGAATTCATAGGCGGCAGTGTTAGGTGCGAGCATGATCTAATCGTAGCAAGGCGGCGCGCGGCAGTTTTCGATAAACCCGGACAATCCAAGCTAGTCGAGGTCGCCTCCATGACGGCAAATAATCAAACACATTGGACAGACGGAAAGTCAAATTGACGTAAATCGGCAATCGCGATCCTGGAAATAGATAGGCGCCCCACGTTTCCATCAATGTGTCATCCCACTTTGCGGCGGCGCCCCAAGAGGTTCAATCGTGCAATACCCGGCGCGCATGTTGTCGATCATGCGCGCGGTTTGCGCGAAGCGTTTCCATCGGGCTTGCAGCGTAACGATGTAAGTGGCAACCGGAATAACGCCGTGACCGTCCGGATTGTCGATGTACTGAATGCCCGAGACCTCACAGTGCAGCCGCCCGTGCTCAATCTCATTGGGCGTCGAAACCTCACCCCGGTCCCTGATATCGTAAAGTCCAGTCGCCATCAGAAAATCCCCCATTGCTGTATTGCGGGAATGATCCGCGGCGACGCTTGCACGACAGCGGCGAGCACGCCGAACGCCGCGCAAGCCGCAACCGTGAAGCAAATGCCTTTCACGACGTTCCCCCAAGCAAAGCTTTCTTAGCGGTCGAAGGTGCCGCAGCACCCGACGACGGAGCGCCGACCATTCCCGATTTGATCGTGCTGTCGAAGCCACCACCGGCCGCGGCTGCCGCAGCCTGTGACGCTGCCGTGCCGACTGCCGTGGTATTGGCGAAGGTCGGCGGATTTGGCGGCGGCGGTGGGGGCGGCGGCGGTGCGCCTGCGGATGGTGCGCCTCCGAGGAAACTCATCGCGGGAACCTTTCGTGGTCGAGTTGTGTTAGTTCCGTGAACATTTGGAGATTTGCCATGTCGATAGAACTTTGCTTTTGAATTTTGATGCTACTGTGGTTGCTGTTTTCCGTCGCATGGAATTGGCCGGGCAGTTCGATTGGTCCTTACGGCCCTCTCGGCAATTCTTTACTGATCTTCATCCTGTTTTTGCTGCTCGGCTGGAAGGTTTTCGGCGCTCCGCTCCACGGCTAATCTCCCCGAAACGGATTATACTCGCCTGAGACGGCTACGTTGGACCGTTCTATGATTCTGTCAAGGTCACGGAAGGGTTGGTAAACAGGTTCTTGCTGTCTTACCGGGTGAGATTTTGTGGCCGTTATTGGCTCCGCAAAGGTCAGAACGAACGCATCTGCGTCATCGGGCGAGTAGCCGAGCTTGATCTTGACCTGATCCTTGTCCTCAAGCAAAAACCTGTCGCCCTTGAACGTGTAGGTGGTTTGCGTGAGCGCCGCGAGCAATTCCGGGCTGTTGGGGAGAGCGCCGCCGCGCTTGATCCAATCGCACGCCTCGAAATACATTTCCGCGCGTTTGTTGTAGTACCGCGATTTGTTGTGGGCTTCGTTGGCAAATCCGACCGCGATAGGTGCTTTGCCGATGGCCACTAACTGGTCGATCCAGCCCGAGCCAAATCCGCCCGTGTTGTCGATGAACGCGGCATCGGCGTTCCAATCGTTCCAGATTCGCGCTGTGGCGCCGGCTCCCTGCGTTGAATCGATGTTGCGGTATTTAGTGATCGGAAAGCACTGAATGCCCTGGCGGCGAAAGATCACGCTCGCGTCGTCGCCGAACCTGGCCACATCGATTCCCATGACGCGCGCAGCTTGGCCTATTTCATGCTCGCGGTAATTACGCTTCATCGCCGCTGTAACATCGTCGGGGCCGATCAATGCATTCAACGACGATGGCGGGAATCGGCCGAAGATATTGACGATGACCCACGGATTCTCCCGGCCGTATTGCTCGATCTGTTCCTTGGCGTAATCGACCGACACGCGCGGCGTGCGCTTTGGATCGTCGGGGTCGGCTGTGATTTCTGTGATGAACCACAAGCGCCGCGCCGCTGTTGCGGCGTGGTGCAATGCCCCTTCGAGCGACGTAGGATTTCCAGCTTGGACCACGTGAGCTTCGATGCAGCCGGCTAGTGCCGCTTCTGCAGTGACCATCACAGCCCGAGGCATTGAGCCTGATTCGTCCACGAGGAATAAAACGTAATCGGCGTGAAAACCTGCCAGCGTATTTGCCTGCGCGTTCGCGTCGGCGCTCTGGGAAAACGCGCGAGCCGACATAAACCACGTTTCGGGATATGACTTTGCGAATATGCGCGTCTTGGTCCAGAAAAATTGATCCATAAGCAGCGGCGATCTTTGTTGCCACTTTGCCATTTCGGTCCAGAGATTATCCGCGAGATTGGCGCCGCTAATCGAAGTCGCGGCGATCTTCGGATGCGGTCGGGTGAGAAGATAATTCCACCCTATCCACGCCAGCACGGTTGTCTTGCCGGGGCCTTTGCAGGCTTGCATCCCGAGGCGCTGATGATGGGGGAAGGCTTCGAGAAATTCTTTTTGCCACAGGTCCGGCTCGACGCCGAACAGTTCGAGCACCATTTGGGACGGATGCTCGCGCCACTCCGCTATGCGCGAGGCAGCGGCATTCATTAGTTTTTCGTAAATTCAAATAGAGCTAAATATTGCCATTGTTCCAAAGTGACACCGCATGCTTCTTCGATGAACAAAGCCGGATCGTTCTTCAACATCAATGGATCGCAATTATCCCGAAACCTTCGGCGAAATTTCTTCCACGCCAAAGATTTCTTTCCGGCCTTAAAATCAATAATGTCCGCACTCATGCGGGTTCTTTAGTCTGTTCGCGCTGTTCCATCTGATAGCTCGCCGCAATCATCTGTTCGAGCGTCACGTCCACGTTGACGTTGGCCGGATCGTCCTTGCCGTGGCCGAGTTGTTTGGCGAGCATTTCGATCAAAGCCTTTTTGTCAGGCAATTTGACCGTAACCACGCAATCCTTGTCGATCTTGAATTCGGATAGGGGCCATGTCACCGCATCAAGTTCCGTGAGTTCTTCTGGCGTCAAATTCTTGCGGAAGCGAACGAACACGGCTTCGCCCTCATCGTTCTCGATGACCTCGATGAATCGCGCGATGGTGCGGTGAATCGCCGTGGGCGAAGCGTGGAGCAGTTCGAGCGCCTTGGCCTGCAAATAACCAATGTGGAGACCTGTAAGACGCAAAGCTTCCTTGCAGGATTCGTCGGCGATGGCTTTCACGCGCGGATCGGCCGCGAGGCGCCGAGCATTGCCGCGATTCGGAGCGTAGCCGGCGGCTTCATATGCCGCCATCAGATCGTCGTCACGGCCGCCTTTGGCAATCGCCACGCCGAGTTCGCGCGCAAAGGCAAGCTGCCGCGCGTTGAGCGGTTCAATCTCTGCCGGTGCGAGAGCGTCCTGACTCATAGCGACTCATTTTGCCACATTCTTGCCCAACGCAGAATGGCCGCGAAGGTTGCCCCGCGCGGCCATTCCAGCACAGGGGGCTGTACAACAAACACCAGAGGGTTTCCCAACTCTCCGAGCGCGCATAATTGCCGTTCGCTCCTATTCCGTCAAGAGGCTTCCCGCTCGCCCATGATCGCCCGATCCTTGCGAATCGAGGCTTTTGTCGCGGGAACATTGTAGTTTTGGCCGCTTGGCGTGGCTTTGCGGCGGTTGTGGATAGTTTCCAGGGCGCGATGGCGCGCTTGATCGTCGCGGCCTCGTTCCGCTTCGGTATAGGGCTGGGCTGAAGCGTATTTCATGCGGTTTTTCTTCGTCGAACGACTCTTTTGGGCCTTGCGGCTTCTCCAAGCCAGACGAACCACTTTCCCTTGCCCGTCATCTGGCTATCGCGAATCCTGCGTGTCTCGGGGAATATATCACTGCCACGGACCTCACGGAAGTCCCCTGCAAATTGAGTCCATTCCCATGTTTCGTAGTCCCACCAGACATAGCGGCCGCAATCGCTCTTGGCGCCGTGGTGCGGCTTGAACGATAGCCGCGTTTCTGCGGCCTCTTTACTATTTAATATTGGTTGGTTAAGCTGGTTAGCATCAAATTCCTCAATAATTCCGGGCAGATTTGGCATTTCTTGTCCGACTCCTTGTCCGACTCCTTGTCCGACTTTCAAATCTCGGACGCGCGCCCTCACCTGGAATTTGTCGTAATTGCAAATGGTTATGATGGTGATCCTCTGAGAGTTTTTAACGGTGTCTTTTGTATTGATTCTTGTCCGAAACTGCCGCTTATCGATCATTTCCGCTGTTTCTAGGCGGTCCAAAAAGTATTCGACGCTCGATTTGGGCCAGCCGAGCATTGAGGCCAGCGCCCGCACTGTGCTCGCCAATTGGCCGCGCTCGACGTGGGCCGAACCCCAGCGCCCCGCATGGGCCTGTGGCTTCCAGGCGGCGGCGGCTATGAGTTTTTCCCATGCCACGTGCCAGTCGGGGCGGTTCTTGAATAGCGGATGGTCGAAGATGCTACGCGATACAGCGATGTAGCCTAGCTGTCGCGGGTTGCTCATCTGAAACCATTCTTCCTCGGAACCGCCGTCATCGCACCTGGCGTCTGCCAGCCCAACGCCGCATTGACGCACGTGGCTGCGCTCGATGACATGAAGGACTGCGTTGGTTGTGCGGGGAAATATGCGCCGACGAGTGGAGTATCATCGACCTTGGGGCCGATGGTGAAACTCTCTTGGCCGCGTTCTCTTGCCGATAGCATGGCCTTGGCGAAGGCGAGATTCATTTCGATGCATTCGCGACGCTCGAAGAAACCGAGTGTTGAGTCTGTGGATGCTGGGTCGGTCAATGGATAGTGTGTCATGATTCCCCCGATGCTGTTTGTTTGTTAGCTTGGCTACCTTGGCTGTCGATTTTGTTGAAAGGGTTTTACGGCCATAGAGGGTGGCAGTCCGTTATATTCAACGCCATTGAGCAATCGGCCCGCAGCTTTCTTACCGACGCGCTCAAATTCTCCGAAAATAGAATTACTCGAAATCCATTCGCCCCACTGCTTAAAGAAAAATGGAGTCGCAGTATCTTCGCATTGGTCGCGGAGATCGCAAACCCACTGCGGATTCATCGGGCGCGCTTCTCTGCCGCTTTCGCCGCCGACAATCACCCAATCCAGTTTGCGGTGATTAGAATAAGTCGGATCGATGGCAACGAAACCGTTCCCGCGCGGGAATACTGGCGTCTCGCTTATACCATCAAGTGCATCTGTCATGGTCTCATTGTGGTAGAGCCCACGTAGATCAATCGGCCCTAATAGGGGTTCCGCCGAAATAAACCTGACTGCGGCTGGCGTCTGCAATAACAGCGGAATGCGTTCTTCGGCTTCTTGTTGGCGCTCACAAGAAATACCCAGCCACACGTTCGAGAGGGGCCACGACTCTGGATGACGGTTGTCACGCGAATAGCGGAGCATACGTTCCGCGCGCTTTGTCAGCACTTGAAACGTATGTTGTGGGCAACGCGCCATGATAGCAAAAATCTCATTGATCCATTCATCCTTTACGAATTCCGCGAATAGGTCGGTCATCGAACAAACAAACACCATGCGCGATTTTTGCCAACGTATCGGCAAACTGAGCATCTTTTCGTCCAGAAAGATTTCGACGCGGTGGCGATTCTGGCGAGCAAAGTCAATACCAGTACCCAGCCTATAATTCATGCTTTCGGCGTAGCAGTTGCGGCAACCGTCGCTCACATGTTCACAATACCAGCCGGGCTTACCGCCGGGTCGAGCCGACTTCCATCCAGGTTCATTTATAAGTTTTTCGCCCGGCTTAGGCCGCGCCCTAATCGGCGTCCACGAGGCATCGGTCCACTCGATATTGCTTTTTGCTCCCACGTTACTTCCACCCTCTATGGCCGTAAGAATCTCAAAGAACAATCGCAAGCCAAGGTAGCCAGTCCAACCAAACAAACACCTAAGACGCTCTGCCATGCAGCGGGTTTGTTAGATCGGTAAACGCTGCAAACTCAGCAAACGTCGGTGCAAGTCCCGGCAAAACTAATTCCGGTAACGAAGAAGGTGAACCCGCGTCCGCCACGGGCACATGAGGGGCTTTCGGTTGATGGTCGGACGCGGGTTCGGACACTGACGCTTTGGATTGGGCGGCGTCAGTGCCATACGAATCGGGAACGGGTTTGGGGTCGTGATTCGTTCTTGAGTCGTCAGTGATTCGTTCTTCCGATTCATTTCCCCAAGCATCCCAGCCTTGGCGCGCCGGGCCGCGGCGGTTTAGCTCGATCTTGGGGAGGCTGGGGTAATAGCCCTCGATCATTTGAAGGAAGATTTCGGGTTTCGCAGAATGCTTACCGACAGGCGCCTCGACCAATGAATTCCACTGGTCTCCCATAGCCGGCGCTGGGATGTGCCCTCGTGTGCCGACCAGAAGATGCTCATGCTTGTTGCGGTTCCAATATCCAGTCCCAATGCGATCCTTGCCCCACACGTAATTTGAGCAATAGGTAAATCCCCATGCCGCCATAACCAATAGCGCGTGAGGCAGCATCGGCGCCGTAGCCCAAAGAAAAAGCACGCAGTCATGAGCCGCGATCAATTCTACGGAACGCGACGCAATAACCTCAGTACATGAGGTCGGATAGTGGTTATCGGCCGCCCGGTCCATACCCGTCTCTCGCGACCACGGCTCGAATTTCCACTCTGGATCGGCCACCACCACGCCGTATTTCTTTTCAGGAAGCGCCGTTTGCTTCTCGCCAAGATCGCGCTCGCGCTCCGTCCGCTTGGCCTTCTTGACCCGCTGGGTTATTTCGCGGCGCTCCATTTCGGGGCGAATCACGCCGTCAGCTGCTGCTTTGTCCAATTGCTCATGATCGAGCTTTGTCATTTCGTACAGGGTTGACCACACAGGCGGCAAAAGCGGCGCATGTGCCGGATTTGAAATCCATTCGTCCCTAGATATCGCCATGAGGCGCTGGGCCGTATTCGCCTTAAAGGGCAAGTCGGACTCGATCATCCTACCGAACTCGCCATGCTCCAAGGCTTCCTTGGCGGCGATCAAAAGGTGGCCAGTCTCCAAAATCCCCTCGAAGCTCGCACGCCAACAGGTCGTGATGTGGTTTGCCCAAACCTGGGCGCTGGCGCCAGCTGGCGGCCGCAGGGCAATGAGGGTTGAGCGGTCGTTCATTTGTCGCCCCCCGCTGGCTTGCCATCTGGCTCAAAGCGATGCTCAAAGCCGCCACCCGGAAAATGATTGCGAGTCTCGCCAATGATGGAATCGTTCTTGCCGGGATATTTCGGCATGTCTTTGATCGATAGATTCATCCGTTCGTCGAAATGTCTGCGGCTGATTCGCTTGACCATCACGAGAGTTTCCGGATCAAGATCGAAGATCGGTTTCTCCGCGCGTTCAAAGAACTCAATCTCATGCGCAATTCCTTTGCTTTCCTGCCACCCGTCCATGTGTGCAACGATAAGGACCTGCGCCGCTTCCATCATGGCTTCATCGAACGGCAACCAAATATTGTGATCGAGAGGATCGAGTCCGCCGTAGAATGCGAGCGGGTGTGTGTGGGCGATTGGGGAGTACACTTTTACGCCTGTAATCATAAGGCGAGCGGCGAGCTTTGAGGCTTCAATGAAAGCGGCTTCTAGGCCGAGTTTCCATTTGGAGTAAGGCGTCGCCAAGTAGGCAAGTGAATTGGACATTTCATCCCCCTGAGAAATCGAGATTATCGTACAGCGTTTCCAGATCGTAATTCGTATAAGACCAAGGGCGCTTGACGTTCAGACTCTCATCAACAAATCTTCTGCGGTGTGCATCGCGCAATTCTCTGCGTTCTAACGGAGAAAGGCAACTGAAAGTCTGCATCGTTTCCATGACGAAGGCGGTTATTTGTTGGTCGGTTTTTGTGAGGCTGTGAGTCATCGTTTCATGTTTGTTTGGTTAGCTTGGCTACCTTGGCCCTCACGTCACCGTTAGGATTTTACGGCCATAGAGGCTTGCAGATTAGCACTCTGAATCGTCGGGTCGGAAACTGTCGATATGGACGCCACACAAACCGCATACCTTCCGATTAAATTTCGACGCTACATGACCGGGGCAGGCTGCGTCGTCATAGTGAAAGTGCCATTTCCCACGCGCCTCAGCTTCCTCGATTGCCGTCGCTATCTGCACTGCGAGGTAGCCGGTCTCGTTCTTGTTTTCGGAGACGAAAAGATTCCACTCGTCGGCATTAGAGCCGAGCGGTCGCTGTGCGGGGCCGCGCAATGTCCGCCAGAACTCACGGCGAGTTTTTTGCTCGCGCTCCCATTTGGCGAAACTCTCCGGCGAAAGCAGCGTTCGCATTAAATCGGCCGAAACTTGATGACTTGCAGGCATGATTTTCTCCACCCTCTATGGCCGTAAGAATCTCACAGAACATTTGAGAGACTAGGTAGCCAAGCTATCCAAAACCCTAACCTGCTTTTCTTCCACAAGCCTCACAGCCTCGATTGCCAGTGTCAGTCTTGCCACCGTGGAAAGATACTGCCTTCTGCGGTGATAGGCGTTGATCCATTGCCTGTGGTCGGTGAGCCTTTCCAAGGCTCTGCCTACCATTTCGGCACGGCGTAGGGCGTTGCCTCTCTTTTTGGTCAGGATGGATATGGTTGAGGTTTTAGGCATTGGGGTCACGGTCCCGTTGTGCCGGTTGAGAGACCGGATTCGGTCACCGTTGCGCCGAGCTTTACCGATGTTTCACGTGAAACATCGCGAGTTTTAAAAAAAAATAGGGGCCGTATCATTTTTGCCACAGTCCATACGTCCGGGCGCATAAACCAGGCGTTTATGGGCCTAGGGCGCGGTTTCCGAGGCTTTTGGGTCATTCTGCGGCTTCCTGCGGCGATTTGTCGCACAATTGGCGCAAAACAAGCTCGAACCAGTGCTTGGCGGCGCCAGAAGCGGGCGGCCCCTTCGTTTCCCAATTCAAGATCGTCGTTCTGCCCACCCTGAAATGGCCGGCAAATTCCGCCTGGGACTCGCCCCGGCGCTTGCGGAGGCGCTTTAGGTCGTTGGCCGTGATCATGCCCCCACATAAACCAGAAAAAATCTTTCGTCAATGCTTGACAGTCAACTATGGGCGTGTCATATGTGGACTATCGGAACACAGGGGACTAGCCATGCTCTACAGCCATTTGGACATCTGGGAAAAAGACGGCCAACTCTGGCACGCTCTTTATCGCCCCGGCACCCGCGACCTCGCCATGAGCGCCATGTCAGCCAAAGGCATTAAGGACACCATCGCGTGGGCCAAGATGCACGGCCTCACCATCATCGACAAGCGCCAGCCTCCGTTGACCGAGTCCGGCGGCAAAGAACACTCCAACCTCTCGTGAGACAGCCATGCTTAAATCCCTCCGCGACCCCCGCTCCGCAATCAACGAGGTCGCCATCGCACAACACTCCGATCCAATGCGCAACCACGCTCGCATCTTAGGGTCGGAGTTGGAGAAGGAGGAACTGAGACGCAAGTACGAGGATGCGATTTTAGTTCTTGCGTTCTCGGTGTGCGTCAATGTCGGGGTTATCATCTGGTTTCTGATCGAGACAGTGAAGGTGTTGGGTCATTCTTGATCACGGGATGCGTCGGCGACACGGAAATTTACACGGGCTTTGGGAGAGTGAAATGAAAAACGCAGTTGCCATTTGTTGCTTAAACGCCGCCGCGATGCTTGATATTGCTGATACCGGCGAACTACGCGACAAGGCATCGCTAGCGCGCGTATTGAAGGCCAATCAGGCGCAAGCTGATCTGCTTCGCAAGGCTGCGACTCTCACTGATGAATTGGTGGTCGCATTGCAAGAAATTGAGAGCGGACTAGCAAACACCGGCAGCACGCCAGACCAATACATGACGCGGATCAGAAAAGATCAGGCGCGCGGAATTGCTCTCGTCGCTCTCTCTAAAGTCGTCATCCGCGATAAGGTGACCGCACCGTAACCACCAACCTCTCGTGACCCAAACGACCTACCAAACAAACAGGGGCTTACAATGACCGATCCAATCCGAGGCGAGTTCGAGGTTTTCACGGAGCCGCAGCGCATGAACGATCCCATGCGTGCCCTTCTCGAAACCCTCAGTCGAGCGAACAGCGGCCGGCACAATCCGATTGCGACCGTGCATCGGGAAGCTGTTCAAGCCTTGGCGCGGCTGTACGTGCCGCACATTTCAGTCTCACCATCTGCGGATCAGTTCCGCAACGTCGCCGACTTCCTCGTGCATTGGGCGCGGATTTCGGATCGGCTATTGAAGATCGTCGGCGAGCAGGCGCGCTCGAATACGTGCGAGACTTTGGATATGCGCGTGTTCGAGGATCGGTTCTTTGGTGCGATTGAGGGCGAAGCGACGTTCGAGCTTGAGCGTTGCGCCCAGGCGGTCGAGGCCGAGGAAGAAGCGTGCGGCGCGGCTTATGGCGATGATGAGTACGAGGAACGCGAAGCGACACGGTGACCGCACCGTAATCACTCCCCTCTCGTGACCCAGCAGGAATTTGTCATGCACGGAACAGTAGGCCAAGGCCATAACAATCCGCCGGGACCAATCGAAAGCGCCAAAGAGGCAATGGCTGAGCTTTCGGTGTTCACGGAGAACAATCCCGTCATCGAGAATTTCGACGGCGCCAAGCGATACGCCGCCTATATCGAGCGCACCCGCGTCGCGCTCAATGCGATGGAGGAAGAAAGGAAACCTCTCGCGGAACCGCTCAACGCGGCATTGGAGGCGCTGAACAAGCCCTACCGCCTGGTGCGCCAGCCCCTCGAAAAACTCTACGAACTCGCCAAGGCGCGGCTGAACAAATACAATAACGCCGTCGAGGCCGCACGTGTCAAGGAAGCCCAGCGGTTACGCGACGAAGCGGAAGCTGCGGAACGCGCCGCGCGCCAGGCCGAAGCCGACGAACAGGAAGCCATTGCCAACGCCGAGGCGGGCGAGCTAACCGACGTTGGCGGCGCCATTGTCGAAGCCGATCAAGCGTTCAAAGGCTTCCAAAAAGCCGACCGCGCCGCAGCTACGGCAGAGCGCAACGTGCCTGTTCGCATCGCCTCCGTCATGGGCGGCAAGTCTCTGTCCATGCGGACCACTGAGGTCTTTATCGTGGAGGACGCCTGTGCAGCCATCACCATCATGGGATGTTCTGACGATCTCAAAAAACAGATTATTAAGGACGCAAAGCGATTCCGCGAAGCTACTGGCGAACTGCCGGATGGTGTCAAATCAGAGTATCAAAGGAGCCTGTGACATGGAAACCGCAACTATCGAAGTCGCATTCGTCAAACCGCCAGCCGAAGGCAAACAATACGGCAGCGTCAAGACCATCAACAACGAGTGGTGGCCGGTGAAGCAGGATCGTATCCGGGAATTCGAGCCCGGCAACAAATACGAGCTTGCGTACACGGAAAGTGATAAGGGCTTCAAGAACATCATCGGTGTCAAGAAGATCGTCGCCGAGACCGCGCGTCCGCAGCGGTTCGAGGGCACCGAGTTTCGGGAGCCGCAGCGCAATGGTGCCACGCTGACGACGGCAGCGGCACAGCCGAAGGCGCAGACGCCGGCAAACGGTTACTATCGCCCCACGGCGCCGAAGGACAGCGAGCGCATGTGGACGTGTGCCATCCTGGGTCACGTCATCGACCGCGGCAGCGTCGATTTGAACGAGGATGCGCTGATCCACGCCGTCAACACGCTGCGGGCGGTCTACCAGAAAACCTACGGACAGGACGATTGACCATGTACGCAATAGTGGACACGGAAACGAGCGGCCTCTTTAATTTCGCGCTGCCAGCCGACGCCGAAGGCCAGCCGCGCCTCGCGCACCTGGCGATGATCTTTGTGGATGAAAAACTGCAAGAGGAAAGCATCGTCGATCTTCTGGTGAGGCCTGACGGCTGGACGATGCCACCCGAGGTCGCCGCGATCAATCACCTTCCCAACGAGCTTTTGTTGGAGAAAGGATTGCCCGTCGCGCACGTCCTGCAGGCATACACCGACGCTGTGGATCGCGGCAGGATCATCGTCGCCTTCAACTCTCAATACGACACAAAAATCATGCGGGGCGAGTTGCGCCGCGCCGGGATGGATGATCGTTTCGAGCGAACACCAAACATCTGCGTCATGCGCGCGCTCACCGACATTTGCAAAATCCCGAAGGCCAACGGTAAGGGCTACAAGTTTCCGAAACTGTCCGAGGCAATGACTGCGTTCAACATCAAACAGGACGGCGCACACACTGCCGGCGGCGATGCACGATCTGCGCTTGAACTATTCCGTGTGCTGAAAAATTCGGGGCGCTGTCCGGAGCCGAGTGTCAGCTTTGCGAAGGAAAAGGTCGGGTAGTTTGGCTACCTTGGCCCTCGAAAATCCTGTGAGGATTTTACGGCCATAGAGGATAGAGAAAATGAAACGCAGATTTCACACTACCGAAATGGGTCCGGCTGGGGTTACAAGATGGTTTGCTGACGATGAACCGTTGCCGCCTCTGGACTGGACGCGGGTAAGCGCCATCGAAACATCACAGGAGATGACAGTCGAGCAGTTCAAGGACAGATTTCCCGAAATCATCTTGCCAGCCTCTATGGCCGTAAAGTCCAAGCAGAACGATTGACAGCCAAGGTAGCCAGTCTAACCAGAAAGTCTAACCAAACAAACAACCATGACCAACACTCGCCCCCAACGCCTCCCCTCCACATCGCCTCCCGGCGCATTGCTCAAACGCGCCTTCGACACGACGAAGCGATTGAGGCTCAAAGAGGTTGGCGAGCGCGATCCGGTCTATCTGGGAATGATCCGGGAGTTGCCTTGCCTCAAATGCACGCTCGAACCGTGCCGCGTCGCCGCTCACGTCCGGCGCCAAAGCGCAGCCCACGGCAAGCGCGGCGGAACGCAAAAGAAACCAGCAGATAAATGGGCACTCCCACTCTGCAACGATCACCACGTCGAACAACACCAGATCGGCGAACTGAAATTCTGGTACGATCTGAACATCGATCCGCTTTTGGTGTGTACAAGACTCTATGCAGCGCGCGGAGATTTGGTTATCATGAGAAGCATCGTGTTCGCGGCGCGGACGGGGATGTTGTCATGAGCGCAGAAGCATATATCTCTATGCCACTTTGGTTAATAGCAATCGGCATATGGATGATCTTTATCTTCGGATCAGGACAGGCGGGAAAAAATCATGACCAAAAGTGAGCAAATTAAAAAAGCTGGTCGACTGCAAAAAGGATGCCTTATCGTTTTTCTTTTCGCGGTGCCTGTAGGTGGAATTGCTCTCATCGAAGGCAACTATATCACAGTCTTTGTCAGTGTTTTTCTGATGATAACCAACTTGGCCATTTATCAATGGAATAACAATATCATCAAGCGGCTTTCGACAGGACCAAACCCATGAGCTTCCTAGCCATCGGCTACATCATCGTGATCATCGAAATGTTCAAGCTGGCGCTCTACGTCGGCGTCACGGTGATCGGCGTGGCGGCTGCGGGCGCTGCGGTTTGGGCATTAGCGACAGGTATGTCGCCAACTTAGAGGTAGGAGGACACCGTGAACAAGCGCAGACTTTTGAAGCTGGCCGATGTGCTCGACGCGGACGCCAAAAACAAAAAAGGGATCAAGTTTAATTTGTTTCTTTGGGGCCGTGTCACGGATGAAAGTGATGTTGTATCTTGTGGCACCACAGCGTGTGCGGCGGGTCTCGCTGCAATCTCTGGCGTGTTTGCAAAGCAAGGTCTCAGTTACCGGGTTCGAAAAGATCAAATGTCGGATCAATTTGATCTGCGAATCACGCTCAACGGCCGCTGCCGAAATGGCCCCACATATGATGGGTCTTTTTTGAATATCAAACGGTTCTTCGGCCTCTCAGTCACAGAGGCAGAATTTATCTTTACGCCGCGCCCGTACAATGAGGCCGGGTTGCCAACCGAGGGCGCCAAAGGTGAGCGCGCGGTGGCAAAACGAATCCGCAAATTTGTCGTTGGCGAAGTGCGTCCGCAAGACGGCGGCTGATACGGAATATGTCGGGAAAACCATGAAGCCCTATTACGACCATTGCGGCATCACAATCTGGCACGGAGATTGCCGGGAAGTGCTGCCGGCTATCGTTCAACCGGATACCTGCATCACTGATCCGGTTTGGCCGAATAGCGTGTTTCCCGGCATCGACCCGATTACGCTGTTTGCAGAAGCCGCCAAGCTGCTCACTACCGAACGGCTTGTTGTCCATCTTGGCTGCACAAGTGACCCGCGCCTGATCCTAGCTGGCGTTCCCGAGCGATACGCAATGCTGCGGGTCTGTTGGCTGCGCTACGCTCGCCCCTCCTACCGAGGACGAATCCTGATCGGCAGTGACGTGGCCTACGGGTTTGGCGTAGCGCCCAAGTCCAAGCCGGGGCGCCAGCTGTTGTCCGGCGAAACGGTCGCACGCAACAACAGTTCAAAGCTGCATCATACCGGGCGCGGCGAGGGAACCTCTGAGGGTGTCCCCTATGAGGAATTGCCCCACCCCGCGCCGCGCCGCCTAGAGCATTGCCAGTGGCTCATTAAGAACTTTGCCGACGATGGAGTGGTCGATCCATTTGCCGGCACCGGCACGCTTTTGGAGGCCGCTAAGAGCCTAGGCGTGCGAGCTGCGGGCATCGAGATCGAAGAACGCTATTGTGAAATCGCAGCAAACCGTTTGCGGCAGGAAGTGCTGCCGCTGGCGGCAGCCGAGTAATGACAGATATGTGCCTGTTTTGGAGGTAAAATAATGCCCGGAGTTGCCGACCATCTGTTCTCTGGCGACCCTATCCCGCAGGACCAGCCGTGCGGATGGATGAAACGTCAGGACGCGCTCCACAAGCGGCCGGGCAAGCCGATGCCGGGACCATGGCATTGGGAAATTCACGACCACAGCATGGCTACGCTCGCGGGCGGTGGCGAAGATGGAATGATCGGTCACATTATGTCGGTCAGCCCGTGCGACGCATGTGCGAGCCGCGCTGATCCCAAGGAATGGCAATGGGATCGCTGCATGACGCCCAGCATCGAGAATGCTCGGCTGATCGCTGCCGCGCCGGACTTGCTGGTAGCTCTCGTTGAGTTGATGGAATTGTATGGCAACCACGCGGACGATTGGAGCGAGGCCGCTAGAGCAAAAGCACGCGCAGCCATCGCCAAGGCAACTATCGGGGAAGAATAGTGGGCAAGATGCCGCGCCAGTTGTTGGAGGAAGCCCAGCTTAAGGTCTGGATGATGACTGAGCTTATGAGCGGGCGGCTCAACGGCAAGGACGTATGGGCGCCTACACCAAATGGTACGTGGCATCGGTGCGCGGTTCAAACAGACGTACTCATGCCTCGATGCAATTTTACGCTCAAGCCGACAGTCGAAGATGCCACCACTTACAAGCCGCGCGGCGTCACGTTCTGCCAGCGCCGCGAATGCAAACAGGCACATACTTCTGCAATGTCGGGAACTTGAAATGAAGATCGAACGAGTTTGGGCCATGCCGTCAAGCGAGACGTTTACAATCAAGCCAATCCGCGAGCTGATCGAACGCTATCTCGATGACGGCGTTTGGATCGACCCGTTCTGCCGGGCGAGCATCTTCAAGAGCCGCTGCCGCATGACCAACGACATCAATCCCAAGTTCGCCGGCACCCATAACCAAGACGCGCTCGACTTCCTCAAAT